CAGAAATGGTGGCTTTGGAGGGTAGTAGATGGTCTAAAAGGCAAGTCCCGACCTTAAACGTTACTTCCGTCATGTCTAGGTTCATTAAGTGTCAGTGAACCAGTCCCCAAAGCTAGTAAACTAGGTACGCTTGCCCAACAAGCAAACAAACCAAGAAAGCAGCAGTGATCGTTGACAGGTGTGACTTGTTAATGAATGATCCAGAATCACTTAGGGATGTCAGACAGGCAGCAATTGAAGACCCGACGGCGAGAGCCGCAATCATATCGAGGAAGGTCAAGAATGAATCCTGGGAGAAGTACTCACGCAGAGAACAAGAGATACTCCTCAGGATTTGGCGAGAGCAGAGAGTCTCCACCGGAGGAACAACTGAAGGTGGTCAGACAGGCAATGGTGCAATTGAAGGAGAAAGAGAGAGCTCTGGTGGCGAGGCTTCGGCCAAAGCCCCAGGAGGGAGTGTCGCTACTGTGGTCAAACGTCGTCCCCGACGTGTCGGCCGCGGTTGTGACAGAAGACGAAATCTCCGAAGGTTGTACGACATGCTCATCGCAAGTGGAGGCCCTAACCTCGGTTACATCGCGTTCGAGTCAAACTTCAATAAGGAGGAGAGAGACACAGTCCGAAGCTATTGGAACAGAACAAAACGCTGTGGAGAATGTGGAAGCGAGTCCATCAACATCGGAGGCTCCATTGAACAGTACGAGTCAGGAAGGATCGTCAAGTACTGTTATAGATGTGAAGCCGAAACCCGGATTGAAACGCCGTCCTGGCTATCGATCCGGCCCAACAATTCTGATGGACGAGATAACACGCAAAGCAGTGGAGGCAATTGATGACGCAGCAGACAAACCAGTGCTAAATGAGGTAACTGAACGCATCCCCAAACCCAAGAAATTGGATTGGGCAGCCCGTAACAGGGCTAGGAAGGAAGGAAAGGAGGTGTTTAGTGATCTCTATTGGCATTTGAAACTCCAAAGTTTCATGGAACCCAAGGACTTGACAACAGCCAAGAGGATGAAGATGAAGGCCTTGCAGTTTTTAGGGGACCATGACTTGAATGGGTTGTCTTTGGAATACCGCTATAAACGGCTTGCTAGTACACTGGCGGCAGTCATGGAGGTTTCCCTGGAGGAACAGGAGTTTTTGGCTTCTCTGTCATCAAGAACGGGTGAGGGACTGAGACAAGAGTACAACGAGTTCGTCACCAATGGAAAGATAGCTGGCACTGGCTTATTTGGGGGCTGGTGCGGAAACCGGAGTTACCCAATTACCGCGACCCGAAAATAGGATCATCGCAGTCTTCCTGCAGTCGAAATGCCACCAACCAACAGAACGCGTGGAATAGGAGGTAGGTGTTTTACACGTGAGAAAGATGCTAATCTGTTGGCCGATTGCAGCTACAGGGCGAAGACGTGCGAACGAGTAGGAAAGCGAAGCACACATAAACTTTTTGATTATTCATCGTTTGAGTCAGTGGTTTGGACACACTCCGACTCACCGAACAACGAAATATCAGCACTTAGAGAGAGACACCAGCTCTACACAGGCAAGTCGATGAAGCTTAACGGCAAGATATTGGCTGCTTTGGATGAGTTGGTCCAGGCCAATGGTGGCTATGAACCATTGGAGCCTCGCTCGGCACAGGCAGTGATAGATCATTACACTGGGCCGAAGAGAGAAGAGTATCGTAAGGGCTGGGAATCGTTGCTTGTTGAGCCGTTGTGCAAGAAGGACGCTGAGGTTCGAATGTTTCTCAAGGACGACAAATACCATTTAAAACAGCCATCTGAGTTGTTGGACGGTGAAGTGGACAAATTTGGTCCACCCCGTTGTATACAATTTAGGAACAAACGGTATGGTGTTTTGTTAGCAAGATATCTGCACGGCGTTGAGGAGAGGACGTATAACCTCCGAGATGTCACAGGGTCAAGGGTTTTTGCCAAAAGCAGAAACCTTGACGAGCGAGCTGCAGATATAGTTGAGAAATGGGAGAGCTTCACGAACCCTGTTGCGTTGTGTCTGGACCATTCTAAATTTGATTGTCATGTGCAGGTAGGCCATTTGAAAGAGGAACATGAGTATTACAAGCGCTGGTACAAGAGTTCCAATTTGCTAACGCGGTTGCTGCGTATGCAAATTGTGAACAAGGGCGTTACACATACGGGGTTGACTTATAAAACTAAGGGAACACGTATGAGTGGTGACCAGAATACCGGGCTTGGTAATTCCGTCATCAATTATGGGATGCTGAGGTATTATACGAGGAAGGTTAAGGCAGCATTTTATATTGATGGGGATGACAGTGTTATAATAGTCGACAGAGCAGACTTGAAACATTGCGACTTTGATTCTTTTGAGAAATTTGGCATGTCAACCAAATTAGATATTGTGACGGAACTAGAACGCATAGAATTTTGTCAATGTAGACCAGTGTTTGATGGGGTGTCGTGGCATTTTACACGAAACCCGTATCGAGCGCTAGCTCGTATGCCGTGGGTTACCAATAGGCGAGCGCTTAACCACATTCCTCGACACATCAAAAGTGTTGGAATGTGTGAGGTGGCGCTTAACTATGGTATGCCTGTTATGCAAGCTATAGGTTGGAAGTTGATCAGGTTCGGTGCTGGGAAGTACATCGAAACGGACCGTCATTATGAGGCAAAACGTATGAAGGTAAAGCCATGGAATATCAAGGAGGTAGGTGTGAAAGACGTTACCCGACGCAGTTACGAGTGCGCGTGGGGTTTGACGCCAGATCAGCAGATGGCACTCGAAAATATGGACATTATGAGGCCGGCAAGTGATCCCGTGATAACTTTGGGAGAGCGGTTGCCGTCCGGTTTCATAATTCCCCTGTGAGAGGATGACAAGGAGAAGGAGAGCAAGGAAGCAAAAGCGGGCAAACCGAGCCCTGCAACTGCCTGTGAGCAATAGAGCGTTAGTTCCAAGGGGGCCAGCGAGTCAAAGGACCGGACCGGTGCCGAAAATCAACCGGAG